ACTGTCATCAATGGGCCGCCGGCTGCTCAGGTCGCTTACGTCACGACCTTCGGGAGAGTCGCTAAATACCAGGGTCCTTTCAAATTTGGCAAGTTCAATTTCTGGAAATGCAAATGACACCAAACGCATCAGCCGAAGACCGGAATAACATGGGCTTTCCGCTCATTCCGTTTGCGATCCTGTGGCCGCTCATCAGGCTGGTAGCCGTGCCGCTGATCCAGTCAGTATTGCCAGCACTACTTCGCAAGATAGCGGACACGCTTGATTCCGGCGAGCCAGGCACGATCTCCGCCGATGAGCTGGGTGAATTGATTGACGGTCAAAAGAATTCGATGCACGCCGTATACAAAGGGGAATGATGCTCAAGTCACTGGCACTGTTACTGATACTTGCCGTGCCGGTGATGGCAGACACGGGACAGGCGACAAGCCTTCCCGCCATGTCCGAATCATCATGGACGTTCACCGATGGTGGCAACACCTACTTGGTGGGCAAACAGTCTGGCTCGGTATTGATCCTGCGATCCGGCGAAGAGCCTGAGAGACGCCCAAAACCACGCCCGATCCCGATCCCTGACACGCTCTCAGGCGTTAAGTGGATGTCCGTGATCGTTGACCCGTCCAGCCCCGATCAAGCGGCGTGGCGCACCGATTCCGCTCTGAGGAGCGAAGTCGAACGCAAAGCGATCAACTACCGGTCGTATCTCACGACCGAATCGGACGTTGACAGCCTTGGATTCCGCTCGTTATTGCAATCGACCGGCACGCCGTGCGTTATCATGCAGGACGCAAACGGTAAGCTGGTCAAGACGATTCGACCTACCAGTCTTGCCGATATCATGGCGATTCTGGAGGCGATTAAATGAGCCAGCCCGAACTCTTCCCGTGCTTTGGGGACGATTGGCGTGGCATGGGCAACCGTCCACCGTCGATCAGCCTGAAACTCGGTTCGCAGCCACTAGCCGACATCCCACAAAGTGAGTGGGTGGAATTCGATCTCACCAAGTCGGATAACTTCCCCGTCAAGATCAAAGATCAAGGCCAGTTCGGGGCTTGCAACGGACATGCCGCAGCCACATCACTGGAAGTGGCTCGCTGGATAGCTGGTCAGCCTCATGTCGAGCTGTCACCGTGGCTGATTTATGCCGATCTGTGCCGTGGTTGGGATACCGGATCAAGCATTGCCGAGGCACTCCAACTACTTGAGAAGTCAGGCACTTGTGAGACTTCGCTGGTTCCATTCGGCACGATCAACCCGTCGTCAGTCAAGCAACAGGCACGCAATGATTGCAAGCGGTTCAAGGTCGAGATCGGTACGACGCTCCTGACTTGGCAGGATCTGTGCATTGCAACGCAGCTCAGGCGACCGTTCAATTTCAGCATCCCCGTCAATTCCGGTTTCAATGCACTCGACGCGAACGGCTGCCCATCGAACATATCAGGTCGCCACAACCACGCTGTGATGGGCGGGCTAGGGATGCGAAAGGCTCCAGATGGCCAATGGTTGATTCGATGGCAGAATAGTTGGGGCACACGATGGGGCCAAAATGGGCGTGCCTGGCTATGTGAACGGAACATCGAGGGATGGGGTTTCGACGCCTATTCTGTGAATGCGGCGACAGAAGATCCAACCGACAAGCAACCTTCGCTTAATTAAATGAAACGCAAAACACCTAAGAGCAGGCTCAACGCCATGCCAAGCGGCACGGAGTTGGAGCGTATTGCCCGCCGGATCCTGACGGAGCTGGGCAACAACGTGGCAAAACCGTGGCTTGCGATTTACGACCGTAAAAAGGAAGCCGACCCGTTCACCGCTCCACTTGACATGGCCGGTAAATTCATCCCGATTATCGAGGCATGGATTGACGATTCAGGCCGGTCACTGCTGGTGTCGCTTGACCAGCAGGATGCTGACCAATGGCTAGTCCGTGCTCCAGAAGTGATTGAGGCCGCCCGCAACGCCACGCTGGAGCTCTGTCAAGAAACGATCGACCAATTCACCACCGACACGCTCAAGACGCTGGAAGGTATGCGGATGGATATCGCAGCCTCCATCGAATCCGGCGAAACGGCTGGCGAACTGACTAACCGAATCAGCACGTGGGTGAAAGACAATGCACGCTGGCGAGCACGGCGCATTGCAATCACCGAATCGGCACGGGCTTATAACACCGGACTCGTTAAAGCCGCCGAGGGTCTTGATTTCATTGCCGGTTGGAAATTGCTCTTGTCTGGTGATGCCTGCCCGATGTGTCACATGATCTTCAGGCTGTGTCCGATCATCCCCAAAGGTGGGACATTCGGCGTGAACGGTAACAACAAGACCTACAAGGACTTGAAGTTCCCGCCTTTCCACCCCGGTTGCAGGTGTTCGCTGCTGGAAGTGTTCGACGATGAAATGCCCAAGGAATTACGACCACCAGTCAGGCCGGGGCAGAACGGCTATCTACAGCCATCGGATAACGACTTCGCAGCGGCTGAGGATGGCGGTTATTTGTCGGTAGCAATTGGCAACGCCAAATCATTCACCAAGACAGGCAGAATTCTGGAGTCCTGATAATGGATCTGATGATCAAAGCAATCGAATCAGGCTTATCAGAGTCTGATTCAGGGGGCTTCACAGCCTACGCAAGCCGGTTCCTGAACATTGACCGTCAAGGCGACATGATCCTGCCGGGTGCCTATAACAAGGCCCTGCCGGAGTTCCTGGACGATGGTGGGGTGATACTTGCCGACCACATCAATAAGACGATGTCCGTGGCTGCCACCATGCGTGATGCACGCGAGGACCGCAATGGACTGCTGGTCGATGGCTCGTTTTCAGCCACCGAAACAGGCCAGCGGATACGGCAACTTCTGAAAGAAAAAGCCGTCAATAAAATGTCAATTTCATTTCGTGCTGCATCTCGCAAGATCAAAGAAGCGGATGTGCTCGAAATTTGGAACCGCTACAACTACCAGCCGACAGCCACTCAAAAGCAACTTGCCAGGAGTGGAGCGAACTTGATTACCGAGGTAAATGAAATCCTCGAAGTTTCATTCGTGCCGATTCCAGCCAATAAAGACGCTGGAATTCTCACGGTGAAATCACTTGAAACACCGACCCCGGTGGTGGATGCCAGTCACCTGTTGGAACTGTTCCAGCGGGCTGAATTGGCTGATTCGGTTTTGACCGCCGCCAAGCGGTAAATGAAAGGTTAGTGCCCCATGTCTGTATCTGCATCTGAACTCCGTTCGGCGGCCACAATCGCTGAAGACCGTCTTGTCCTGGCCAACAAAGTCAAATCCCTGCGAGATGAAATCGTTGCCGGATCTGATGAAATCCGAGCTGAAAAGGCCGCTGATTTTCAGTCGGCTGTCGAGCAACTTGAATCGTGCGATAGCCAATACCATTTGGTTAAGTCGCTCGAAAATGCAAACGCGATGGTTGAAAAGCTGTCCCAACAGCCTCAGCGACCTGTCTCCAAAGGGTACGAATTCGCTCGCGTAAATTCGGCCACCGGAGAATTGATCGACGCCGGTTCACTCGCAAGCCGCAGCGACTCCGAAGTCCTATCGAGTCGTGACTATGGAAAGGCGTTTGAATCGTTCCTGCAAGCTCGTGGCAAACTGGATCGTGTCAAGTCGCACGGACTTCGGAACCTGCTTGAGACCTACGGCAAGGGTGGCGATACTTCGCTTGGCGACCATGAAATCTTCATGCCGTTCCAGAAGGATTTAACCACCGGTTCGACGGCTGCCGGATCAAATGCAATCGCACCGGATTTCCGGTTCGACATCATCACTCCACGCACCGTCCGACCTGCGATGTCTTCGATCTGTCGGACCATCACCACGAACGTCAATCAGGTCACATTTCCAAAGAATACGGATGCGACTCGTGGAACCTATCCCAACTACGGCACAGTGTTTCGCGGTCTGACCATGTCTGAAACGCCTTCCGGCAGCACGGTGGATACAGGCCCATTCAGCCAACTGATTGTGCCCGTCAATACAGGCAGCTTGTTTACCGACCTTTCCATGGACTTCTTTCAAGATGCCCCTGGCATGTCGAATTACATCCAGACCGAAGCGGGCAAAGCGTTTGCCGCAGTCGTGGACGACCAAGTCATCAACGGTGTGAAGGCATCGACACAGTGTGACGGCATCGCTGTCAACACCTCAACGATCGCCAATTACGTCGCCTCTGGTGCTGCGGGTGGCTACACGGGCACCAACCCAGCCAACAAGGTGATTGACACCTACTTCAAGTTCAAGACCAGCTATGCCCAGAATCTGACCTGGGTGATGGCTCGTGCCACTCACGGCAAGATCGGTCAGTTCCTCGACAGCACAGGCCGTTCCTTGTTCGTGCAAAGCGGATTCAGCGGGCTGGTGGATGGGCTGCCTCAGAACATCCTTTCGACACCTGTCGTTTACAATGAGTTCATGCCAGCGTTTGGAACGTCGGCTAATCTGTCGGTGGTCCTGGGCGATTTCAGCGAATACATCCTCCTGATGCGACAAGGCTTTACAGTGCTTGTCGATGATGTTTCTCGCCAATACGCAAACCGTGCCCGTTTCACGATGCGTTACCGCTTCGGTGGTGCTCCTCGTGATACCAACGCCTTCATGTTCATCAAAGAATCCGTTTCCTGAGTTTGGTTTAGTCGGTTTGGTAGTCAGCCCGGCGGGTCCTTCCCTGCCCGCCGGGTCTCATTTCAACTGAGGTAAAACAATGGCCGCTTACATCTCGCAATCTGAAGCTACCACCTATACCGATGTGATCGGCACTTGGACCGCTGCCGCAGCTGGTGCATACCTCTCTGCCGCATCGTCACTAATCGACCAATATTGTGCCCGTTCTTTCCTGCCCGCTGACCTGACTGCCGATGTGAAGTTGGCGATCGCATTTACGGCGATCCACCTAAAGACTTTAGGTCAGAGTCCCGGCGTCCTGACCAGCGAGCGGATCGGTGATTATTCTGCGACCTATCAGATGGCCACCACCGGCGGCGGTTTGCCTGCGATGGCCGTGCAACTGTTGCAACCTTATCGAGTGGTGGTGATCGGATGATTAACGCGACATTTAAACTTGACTGGCAGGGTGACGCATTCACGGGTCGATTGCAACGCGAGCTATCACGAGCTGTACGTCAAGCCGCGGGCAAGGTGCGAAACAAGGCCGTTGAACTGTTGAACGTAACTGGCAAGGCAGCGACACGCGATCTAAACCGTTCATCGGGCAAGGCTTTCAAGGGGATGAATCCCACCCAAAAGAATGCCCTGATATTCTCAAACGGAATGGCGAAAATCAAAGGTCTGAAGACGATCAAAAGCGTAAAGACCGGTGCGTCACTCACGATGGGCGGTTCGCATAATGGGATGAAAGGGATTTACTGGTACGGTTCACCGCTCAATCGGTGGGTGCAATCGTCACCGGCTGGATCGCCACCGCACAAGCAACACGGCGACCTCCAAAAAGTTGTGATCGAATACAGCCAAGGGAATTACAAGGCGAAGATCGGGCCGCAGCAAGGTCTGAAGTACGCCAGAATACAAGAACTTGGCGGCAAGGGATTAATCCGGCTTCCGCCACGCCCGTATATGCGACCGGCATTCGAGTCGCAACAAGAGGCGATCATGTTTCAATTCGCCCTGGCACTTCAGAGGGCTGCGAAATAATGCAAACGCCTCACGTAATCAACTACTTCACGGCCATCGAAACCGTCTCCGCAACACTCGGAGGGATCAACCGGACCTATCCGGCCACCGGTGTCGCGATGTCCGCATTCGTGCAATTTCGGAGCGATTCTGTTGCGATTGTCAACCAATCCGAGGGCAACAACGTGATGGCTTCAATCTACGTCAACGGCTTGTTCGCTGCCAAGGCTTATGACCGGATCAACTACAACGGCGTCTGGTTTGAAGTCATGGCTGTGGTGCCCGGTAATGGGCCACGCGGGACCATGTACACCCGATTAAACGTGGGGGCGAATGAACAGATTTGAATATCAATACCACAATCCAGAATATCCGCTCGAAATGGGCCACGATATTCCCGCTCCTGCCGTTGTCATTTCAACTGGCATCCGGCAACGCCAAGCCACCTTATGCGGTGCTGAGTCTTTCGAGCATCACGCCAAACGAGCCAACCACCACCTACCGTGACTGGCAAATGACAGGCACGTTTTACCTGTTCGATATTTCTGACACTGCAATCATTGCAAATACTCAAACCCTGGTCGATGCGTTCGACCGTGGTGCCATTACGGGCATTGATTCGTCGTTAGTGCAATCCGCTGAGATCGACGTAAACTACACCGATCAAGGCGCTTTGTGGTCATCTTCCGTTCCCGTTGAATTCCGCTGGACTACCTGACCTGAAAGGCTTGAATCATGGCTTCCACGCCCAAGACCACGTTCTATTCCACCACCGTCACGTTTGGTGGGTCGTCAATCGCAGCCGCCTCAGCGAGCTACACAGAGTCGGTTGAATTAGCCGACACGACCACGACCGCCGATGCTGGATACAAGTCGGTTACGCCTACGCTCAAAGATCGAAAAGCCACCGTCACCACCTATGTCGGATCGGCCAACAGCACATTGCCAACCAACGGGGCCAATGGGTCACTGTCATGGACTGGTGGTGGTGCTGCTTTTCCAGCCTACGTCTCTGACATTTCATACGGTCAGGCACAGGTCAACGGGGCTATTCCCGTGACAATTACATTTCAGGGGAACGGTAATTGATTTATGGCTAATCCTGCAAAGATCGCGAATCCTATCCTCACTCGCGATTTCAACGGCACGCCTTACAGGGTGGGCAAGCTCACCCTGGGTGCCGCCCTTGAAATCGAGTCGTATTTATCCGAACTGAAAACGCCGTACGAAATCTTGCAAGATTCCAAGGCGTTGGAACAGATCGGCAAGGAACTGGCTGACCAACTTGTATCCAAGGCACTTCAAGAGACTCACTTCTGGCCACCCGATGCAATCACCGCACTGTGTACACAGAAGTTCTTGGTGAAAGCCGATTTCGGAATTGCATTTCTATCGGCGGTATTGCGGCACTACAATCCGCACTTACAGCCGGATGAAATCTTGGTGATTGCCAAGAACGCCACCACGACCGATGTAGTCGAGATGCAATTGATTGCATTTGGGGCGAATGAAACCGACCCAAAAGACGGGAACGCCGCAGGTCAGCCGACG